GGTCTTATTTCGTATGCGTCAAATGGAGGGGTTGGGACCGCAACAGTAGAATACCTAATAGAGTATAAGCCGCAAGGGAGTTCAACTTGGTTTAAAGCAAACGAATTAAACTCTTATTATTCAAATAATCAAAGTGACTTTAATGCTCAGACCTTAAAAGACTCAAACGGTGTTATAAATATAGAGCTTTCACCTGTGGTAGTCAGACAAGAGGTTAAAAATTCATATTATTTTGATGGTCAACATAATGTTACAAAAATAGAAACTAGTTATTTTGAAAAAAGGTTTTTTACTACAAGAAACTTTATAACAAAAAGTGATATTGACTTAACATCGTATAAAAAAGTTTCTATACCAACAAGTAAGAGCACGTTTTTAACTTATACTTTCACAGGGGCAAAAGGATATGATAGCGTTTATGGGCATTTTTCGTATGGGCTAATGGTGACCCCAGATATTGATTATTTAATATATACAAAAGTTGTATATGAATACAGAAATTCAAATAATTATTTAGTAAGTACGGACATATACTATGATGATAACGTCCCAAGGTGCATTATATCAAAGGGTGGAGGGGCCTCTTTATCAATAAGCGAATCGACGCAAGACCCTCTTTACTATTCGGTATCTTTTAATTTGCCTACAAACGAAAAAAATGACATCAGGGTTACTAGGGTCAACTCGTCTTCAACTCATTCATATTCAGTTTCAGATACGATGCTTGTTGATTCAATAACTACACGTTTTGATGTATCTCCAATCAAAACAGAAAAAAGACATCTATTTTTAGATTTAAAAATAAAAGCAACGAACCAACTAAATGGGGCAATACAGGACCTTTCAGCGGTGTGCTCTTCAGTGTTGGACGTTTATGATGGGACTTCGTGGGTAAAAAGAGCTACGGGTAACCCTGCGTGGGTGTTTGTTGACATTTTAACTGGACAAGTCAATAAAAAAGCATTGTCTAAAACAAGGCTCGACCTTGCCGGTATAAAAAGCTGGGGCGATTTTTGTGATCAAGTCCCAACTTCGTCAAACGTAACTCAATACACACAACCTAGGTTCAGAACTAATTTTGTATTAGATTTTAACGATACAGCTTACCAACTCTCTTCAAAGGTTTTATCCATAGGTCAAGCCTCTATTAATATTGTAGATGGAAAGTACTCCGTTTTGGTTGACAAGTTAAAGACAATCCCGTCACAGCTTTTTACACCTAAAAACTCATCAAATTTTTCGTCTAACAAAGTTTTCACAAAAGAATTCCACGCCGTAAAATTGACGTTTAACAATGAAAGCGAAGATTTTTCATCCACTGAAATTGTTGTATACGCTACAGGATTTAACTCTGCAACAGCCGAGGAAATTGACGACATTACTCTTTTTGGCATAACAACATATGAGCAAGCGCAAAGGTACGGAAGGTTCTTATTGGCTCAAAACAGGCTGAGAAAAGAAGTAGTAACCATAGATGTTGACTTCGAGTATTTGGCTTGCCAGAGGGGAGACTATGTTAGGCTTGCTCATGACGTAATGAGAGTGGGAGGGGTGTCTGCAAGGGTTAAAAGCGTTAGCCTAAACCAAGTAACACTCGACGAAGGTATAGTTGCCGACACATTAAAAAATTATGTTTGTTCGATAAGAAGAAAAGATGGGTTTTTCGACTCTAATATTTCTTTATTTATTGACGCGGACACGTTCGAGATAGCTTCTGGCGAGTTACCGAACAAGGGCGATTTAGTTGTAATAGGCGAGACATCAAAAGTTTATTTCGATATGATAGTTAAATCAATTATCCCTAAAAATGATTTAACTGCTACTCTTACGCTCATAGAAAAAGCTGATGCCATTTACAGTGCTGAGAGTAACTTTGAACTGCTCCCTTATAATGCTGGGATTGCGCCGGAACTTTTCTCGGATAAAATACCACCACAAAAGCCTGAGAACTTAATTGCTTCACCTGTAAATTGGCGCTGTAAGAATGGGGATTATGAATATTACTCCCTTATTGATTGGGACCCCCCAAGTAACTCGGCGTATGATATTTTTGAAATTTATGCAGATATGGGTCTGGGATATAATTTAATAGACTCAACTAAAAATTCATTTTACGAATATGTTTTTTCTAACTCAAAATTGGGCGTTCTATATTCATTTAAAATAATAGCTGTCAGCGCAAACGGCGCAAAGCTAAATCTAAGCGATGTAAATTCAATTTCTGTTACCCCAATGGTTAAAACAACAAAACCAAGTAACGTGAAAAATTTTTATGTGGACATAACAAATGAAACACTAACTCTTTCTTGGTCTATCCTTTTAGACTGTGATATTAAAAATTATATAATTAGATATTCAATCAGAGATAACGCTACTTGGGAGCAGACAACCCCACTTGCTAAAACGAATAATATTACAACAAGTTTTACAACTCAGGCCAGAACTGGTTCGTACCACATTAAAGCTGTTGATTGGAATAATGTCGAAAGTGAAATATCAAACGTAGTTATAACTTCAATCCCAGAGCTTTCAAACCTTAATATAATTGAGCAGACAAACGATTTCCCAACTCTACTAGGGGAAAGATATAATGTTGAGGCTGTTACCGGAGGGCTAACCCTGACTGAATACACAACAGGGTTAGGTATTACAGAATACAGGCCAGAGGGTTACTACTATTATAACAGCTTTCTAGATTTAGAGGATATTTACACAGTAAGACTTCAATCACTTATTGACGCAGAGGGGTACACAAATGACGACGTGATGTCAAATTGGTCGACGCTTAGCTCCGTATTAGCGTTAACGTCTTCTGGGTCTTCTGACTGGGAAGTACAAACAGAATATAGAACAACCAGCAGTTTTAACGTAATTGCTGATTGGGTAACACTTGACTCCGTTTTATTTTTAGATGAGGGGAACCCTGACAATTGGACTCCTTGGCGTCCTTTTACAATAACTGATGCTACGGGAAGGATTTTTCAATTTAGAATAAAATTAAAGTCAAATAAGCCGAGCGTTTCGCCCAGAGTGTTTGACGGTATAATAAAGGCAGATATGCCCGATAGGGTCGAGGCAGGGAATGATATAACAAGCCTTTTAGGGACGACGCAAGTTACCTATTCTTTCCCTTTTAAAGGGCCAACAACTTCACCATCTTTGAGTATATCAATAAACAATGGGTTAAGTGGGGATAGGCTTGAATTTGTAAGCAAAACTCTTGACGGTTTTTCAATTAAGTTCTTTGATGTAAATAACAACTTAGTTAGCAGGGTGTTTGATTATGCTGCTAAAGGGTACGGCAAAAAAACCAGCACGGTAATCTAGGAGAAACTAATGTCAGGTAGTATTTTTTCAAATATAAACCCAGCGACCACAAGTGGGACACAACTTAGCACTCTTTTAAATTCATTCAAAGATATCGTAGTTAGCGGCTTTATAGGGACAGCAAGGCCAGCTAACTTGTTGTCAGGTGGCTACTGGATAGATTCCACGAACGAGGGGTCTCCTAATTTTTCTTGGGACATGAAAATATATACAGGGACACAAGACATTTCGTTGTTTAAAATAAATATTCAGACTTTAGCAGCAAGCTTTGATGGAGCTGAAAATATATTTAAAATAACAAAAAAAAGTGATGACGACCTTGGTCCAATTATCAGGTTTATAAAAGAGAGAATATTGGGTAACGGCCAAACCCTCTTAGGGGACACTGTTTTAAAGTTTGAAGGGCAGGGGAGGACAGATTCTGGAGCGGCAAAAACTCTTTTTGAGGTAGAAATTGAAGCCTTAGAAAATACAACTGCCACTCAAAGCGGGTCCCAAGCGATAATAAGACTTATCCCAAGCGGTGCGTCTGCGCTGTCGGACCTTTTATTTTTAAGAGGTGGAAAAATAGGGGTGGGGAACCCTCCTATTTATAGTCTAGATGTAAAGGGGGATATTGCATCAAATGTTGTATCTGATGATGATATCGCCCCAAAAACTATTACAATAAAAAAGAGGGTCACTAATAACGGTCAAGTTTTAACCAATGACAGACTAAAAGAAACTATTATCCAAGCAACAAATGATTCGGGCGCTCAAGTAACAGCATATAAAGAGGTTGTAACTTCAAATTCTAATGTTACTGGGCTCTTATGCGAAGCCGAGATCCAGTCATTTTTCCAAGACGACGCAGGCGTTCTAGTAATGTCGAAAAAAGAAACGGGCAAAGAATTATCACTTTATAAAAACTTAGCTTTAGATTCTTTACAGTTTGCTTATAATGAGGTGGCCTCTCAGGCTGAGTTTCTATCTCTCTTATCTCTAAAAGCAGTGTGTGTGCTAACTGGCATAACGGCTTTTGAAATTAAGGGGATTGATGTTATAAGCTCAAACTTTTTAATTATACAAAACAACACTAGTAAGATTGGGAAGATAGCCAATAACTCTTTAGATGTTGCCGATACAACTAAAAGAATAATTTTGCAAGGTGGCGTCGATTTAATTATTAACCCTTACGCCTCAGTATCTCTTTTTTACGACACACAAGCTTTGAAATGGAAAGTCGTAGGGTCCTCTTCGGGTGGGTTTTGGGCTCAGGAAGCCCCGACTGGTCTTATAAATGGAACAAACTTAGTTTATAGCATCACTAATGAGGCTTTAGATTTAAATTCGTTCCAATTGTTTTTAAACGGTCTTTTACAAATACCAACTATAGATTATTCATTATCCGCGACAACAATTACTTTTACTCAAGCCCCCGCAAGTGGTTCTAAACTTTGGGCGCAATTTATTAAAAAGGGAGTTTAACCAATGTCAAAAATTCAAAATGAAAACGTAAAAACATTAGCTGAGATAATAGCCGATGGAGGGAGTGCCTCAAACCTAATCCAAGATTCAAAAATCTATGTAACAGCCAACAACACTAATAAACAACTATCGCAGGCAATTACTGATGGAGATATNGGCGGCGCTTCTGGAAGCACTGGAATAAATTATATTGGTAACTTCGGATTTGAATATAACATAAATGGATGGGTCATATCTAAGAATACAACAGCTGGCGCGGCCCCTGATAATGGTTTTGTATCATCTGGCGGCTTAAATACCTTATCCCATGTCGTAAGCACATCGATGAGGGGCAAAGGGCACTCAAGTTTAACATTAAATCAGATTGGTGACCAACTATACTCTGAGTTCACTATAACCCAAGCTGACGTTAATAAACTTTTGGGCGTGTCTTTTGAATACTCCACTTTATCTGACTACGAGGACAAGGGTGTTACCGTATGGATTTACGATATTGCTAACAACTTATTTACTAATCT